CCATTAGTTTTAACATATTCTACAATTCCATTTTTACAATCTGCCGCTTTACCACCTAATATTATCGCTTTATGATGGACGCATAAATATTTTTGAAATGATGTTTTACCTACTCCTCCGCCTTCGCTCCATCTCCACCTTATCATTCGTTCATCAGGTTCTTCTTTTATAATATCCATTAGTTCTTTTTCCCATTCGTAAAATTGTTCTTGTTTTATGGTCTTCACTGGTTTTGGAAATCCTATAGTCCATATAATATTATCGTCTTTGCTACAATATTCTACGTTATCTTGTCTGTTGCCTTTACATTTTTCCCAGTGTATATTGGAACTACACAGGTTTTTAGGTCTTAATTTTGTTTTGAATTCTAAATATCCTTGTAAATGTGGTGTGCCTGATTTGCCTATTTCCTTTGAAAATATACCAAATTCACATTTCTCATTAAATATTGGAACTATGGAACTAATATCATCATCAGTATAATTATTAAATGTAAAACACCACCTTTTAGCAGGTGAAATTTGCTTAACTATACGCGGGGGAGAGGTTATAGTATTACCCTCTCCGCTGGAACTACTTGGAACTATTAGTTCTACATTCATATTTATAGAACTATTCAGTAATTTATCTTTAAATAGTTTTTACGGAATATAAATAAGTATATTAAGTATTTGAAATAAAATATTAAAATATTAAAATTAAAATTTTATTTTTTGCTTCGACCCAAATGCCTACCCGTTGCCTACAAACTTCGTTTTCTCACTCTTAATACTTTAACTACTTTCGGCAAGTTATATTTTTCTATGAATTGTGGATTTACCCACTGCTTCATATTCTCGATTTTATTATTATTATCTAATATAAATGATTTCATTTTGAGATATTCGAGTTTATCATTTATAGATTTAAATTGTTTTAATTCTTCGCTTGTTGTATTTGTTTTATTTTTATAATACAATACGCTATCGTGAGTTCCTTTTGTTTTTGCTCTGTGTTGTCGCATATACTCACGCTTTTTTTTATGCTCTTCATCGTCATATATGATTTCAGGCATTCTTGATTACTATATTATGTTGCGTAATCTTTATATTGTTTTTTCAGTAAAAACAATTTATGAAGGTATCCTTTGTTCCTTCCATAAGTCATAATTTTAAAGTTTGTATTCACGAAACATTTAAAATATAAGAGATTTTTTAGGCGAGATGCTTATGATGCTCTGTAATAGTAGAAAATGTTATTTTCTAAAAATCTCTATTTATCTATATATATATACTTATATATTTGGTATTTCAGGAACAATTGTAAGTTTTTCAGTATGTATAATATTCAGCATAATCTTCTTTGATTAATTTTTGAATTGATGGTTCTATATATTCCCATAATGTATATTGTTTCCTTGATACTTCACCATTCAAAGAACACATTTTTGAATTTTCTTGTTTCCTAATAAGTTTTTGATATTTATAATCGTCTCTTTTAAATCTGTTATAATCATTCATAATTAAATATGTATAATATTACGAGATATATTTAAGTAGTTATTTACTTAATTTATTGTTTATTTTGATATAATATTTTATATCATCGTATTTAAGTTTATGTGTAAGTTTTATTATAATCATATTCTAATCATATTCTAATCATATTCTAATCATATTTAAATCGTATTCTGTTATGTGTAAATTGTAGTCATTTGAATATGATTTTATATTAATCTATATCTGTTTGTATATGGTTATTGGTTATATTGTATTAGATTATATGATGAACCCTGTTTGAGAGGAAGAAATTTTGTTTTCTTCTTTTTTAACTTCGTTTGTAATTTTAACCGGATTTAAGCGGTTAAGTCGTTATGGTCTGTCGTGAGGGTTTTGCTCTCACTCGTAGGAGCAAAAGCATCACCGATAGAGTATCACGACGTTATGGGCTGTTGTAGGGGTCGCTTCTCGCACATAATCGTCTGTAATAAGTATTTGAATTATTGTAATTAAAATAAATTATTATTAATAAATATATTTTAATATAATTAGTCTATTTGTTGTATGTCCCACCGATCGCCGGACATCTTACTCGTATTTGGTTCTACATTAGCAAATATGATTAAATGAGGTGAATTACCTACTACCATTCCTCCCTCATATTTACCAGAATAAAAGCACATATCTTTTATATTTTCGAATGCTTCATAACTGATATAATCACTACTGAAACTTCGAGGAATATTAACTAATATCAATCTTGGAGTATCACCATTAGTTTTAACATATTCTACAATTCCATTTTTACAATCTGCCGCTTTACCACCTAATATTATCGCTTTATGATGGACGCATAAATATTTTTGAAATGATGTTTTACCTACTCCTCCGCCT